ATCAAGCAACTGACCACCATGGGCGAAGAGCAGCAAGGGCCACAAGGGCCACAAGGTGTCTGAACTCGCCATACTAGCGAAGCTGGTTGACTTACAGCGCCAGCTCAACACAGTAGAGAAACAACCCGGACCGCACGGTGAGCAAGGCTTGCCGGGGCGGGATGGCTTAGACGGTCCAGCAGGCCCACAGGGTACAGCAGGTCCACAAGGTCCAGTCGGTCCACAAGGGCCGCAGGGTCTCGCAGGAGAAGATGGAGCAGACGGTGAAGACGGTGTTAGCGTTGTAGACGTCTCACAGGCCGCTGACGGCGATTTAGTCTTCCGACTATCCGATGGTACTGAGGCAGTCGTAGAGTTCCCCACAGGGCTTCTGGGGGCGTCTCAGGGGGGTTCTGGTGGCAGCACCGTGATTAACCACCAAGCCAGCGGGCGGCAGGAAGTGTACGTCCAAGACGAGCCACCAGCAGATTTGAGTAAGCCGCTACTGTGGGTAGAGACCAACATAGATGGCACCGATTGTTTTTCATTATGGTATAACGACCCGAGGATTTAACTATGAGTATTATTGTAGACGGCACTGGTTCAGGCTACAGAGCAGCTGTTGACAGCGAGAACCGACTAAAGACGGACGCTATAGTCGAAGACGCATTCGTACACGCAGCCGAGGAAGGAAAAGCCTTCAACATCAACACAGAAGCCATGCCCATCAGCGGCACTGGCCCGTTTGAGGAACTCTTGCTGTACGTAAAGAACAACGAAACGTCTGACCTAGAGGTTGTCGGGTGGTTCATTGGTGAGAAGGGGAACCGTACTGGTGGCGACACTACCTCCCCGATTCTGTTCACCATGTACGGCAACCCCACAGAGGGCGTAGGAGGCGTAGGCGGCAACAACGTAGCTGTCGTCAACCGTCGTATTGGTGACGCTCGTACGTTCAACGTGGATACACTATCGAAGCCCAGCAACCTGACACTCTCAGGCACACCACTGCTGTATCAATATCACTACAGCGGTCGAGCGTTCGGTACAGTGAACTTTACGATTCCTTCAGGCCAGTCTATTGCGCTGTCGGCTACGTTTGCTTGCGATAGCTGTGAGCTGTATACAGGCTTCACTGGCTATCTCAGGAGCTAGTCGTGGCCCTCGTGAACATGTTCGGCAAGGTGGCGTTAGAGGATACGCAGCTGGACATAAAGCTAGAACACGGCGAGATCCTCATTGAGGTGCTGTTAGAGTTGCGTAAGATCAACATGCACCTAGCGCACATGACAGACCAACACATTACAGACCAAGACGTAGAGGATACGGAAAATGTATATTGATTCAGGACTAGGTAATGGTAAGACCGCAGGAGTAGACGGGGACAACCGACTGCTTACTGCCTCCTTTAACATTCCATTCAGTCATCTCCTTGCCAAGGATTACCAGAACACATTCGCTGTGTCCTGCTCTGGTACTCCAAACCCCGGTGGCACTACAGTGGCTCTGCTGGAGAACACATCACCAGACAAGCAGATCGTCATCACACGGCTCACTGTGCAGTCACTAGCCACTGGTGGAACCGCACTCCCTAGCGCATCAGGCGGACGATGGCTGATCGAGATGAACTCTGTGTACGCCTCAGGCGGTACGGCAGCTACCCCTGTGAACCTGTCTTCAGGCTCCAGCGTGGTGGCACCAGTACGTGTGTTCGAAGACAACCCCGGACTCGCAGGTCAGCCGGAGCTGGCGTACCAGTTACTAGGCGTCACCGGAGCACCCATTGACCTACAGACCGAAGGTAACGTCATCGTACTCCCCGGTAAGGCTGTGAGCATTGGATGGGCAGGGGACAACACTGGAGGCTTCTTACTAGCTAATGTTTCATTTGCTGTCGTAGGCAATGACGGATACTCTGGCTAATGGCTGCGTACTTTAAAGTCAAGGGCGGACCAGAGGCCAAGGAAGCCCATGTGATAAGCCATGACGGTTTGAATCCGGGCCTCATGGTTTACACACACCCCGCTGACCACTACGAGTGGGGATCTGGGCTGCTGCTGAATAACGCTAACGGGTCTAACCTAGCGGTGAATCCTTCGGGCTCTCCTACGGTAACCCTGATCCACAACGGCGGCGACACGGCAGCGTGGACCGCAGCGGCAGTGACAGGTGGCGGCTTTGACTTTACGTCCACCACGGTGGCGTTTGATGGCACACAGTCTATCGACGCTACAGTCAGCGCAAACAACGATGTAGCTGGCTTTACAGCCCCAGCACCACTGAACCCTCAGACGTTCTCAGACCTACGGTTCTACATGTACATCACTGCATGGGACACTCGTGGGACTAAGGACGTTACGTTCCAGTGGCTGAGCGGAGGCACACCCGTAGGCGTGTCGGTTAACGTGACACCTTACGTAGACACAACGCTACTGAACACATGGCAGCTAGTTGACATACCAACCTCTGACTTCCAGCTGTCCACCACAGTATCCTTTGACCAGCTACAGATCACCACGGTAGACCAAGGACAGGGGACACCGCCTGACTACTACCTAGACGCAATCAACCTAGTGTCCACAGCCACAGGCTCTGGAACGCTACGCTACGTGTACACCCCAGAGTACGCCACACGCTACAACCTGCTGGGCCTGACACTCAAGGCGTACAATAGCTCTAAGCAGAAGCTGACACCCACTGAGTTCTTCGGGCTATCCGCTCTGACCAACGGCTGCATCCTGAACTTCAGGGATAGGGAGCGCGTATTCGTATCTCTTATATTCCGTGACGTGTGGGACATGCTACGTATCGGCTCATCACAGACTACTGTAGAGCCTGATGCCAGTGCGGGGGCGTCCTTTGGAGTACGCTTCGACATACCGTCCGATCAGCTACGTATAGACGGCTCTAAGGGCCAGTACATAGAGTTGATTATACGTGACGACCTGTCTGGCTTGGATCGCTTCATGGTTACGCTAGACCTAGAGAAATACGTGGAAGAATAGCTATTGACAAATCAGTACAAATGTGGTAGAATATAAGTATAAGAATAACATTCTATCACAAACTAACGGCCCTGTCAAGGAGAACCTATGTACGCTAAGATTACTGACGTTGACACTGCGTTGACGCAGATCAATAAGATCTTTGAAGAACTGACCAAGAGAATTGAAGAGCTGGAGAAACAAGTAAAGTCCCAGTCTTCTGCCAAGCGAGGAGTAAAGAATGACGCCTGAGTTGAAACAATACTACGACGACGCTCGCGACCTGTTCCTTACTCCCGGCTGGCAGAACTTCATGGCTGAGGTAGCCAACAACATCAACGGCCTACGTATCGAAAACGTTGAAGACGAGAAAGCCTTTTGGATTGCCAAGGGCCAACTCAGTGTTCTACACCAGATCGCAGGCTATGAGAACTTCCTCCAGCACTCTGAAGAGCAGGAAGAAGAAGATGAGTAGACAGCTGTTTGACGCACGATGCAGCAGCTGTGACAAAGTATTTGAGGCGTTTGACCGTCTCGACGCAGTGGTCGGGTGCGACTGCGGCGGCGAGGCCAAGCGCATCATATCGCCCGTTCGGTGTCGGCTTGATGGTGCTTCAGGGGATTTCCCCGGAGCGGCTATAAAGTGGACAAGAGATCATGAACGAGCAGCACGGAAGGGCAACGGCTGAGCCACAGCTTCCTTCTTACCCTTTACCGATAACCCCTTGTGGACCGGAGACAATGATATGGCACGCATAGTAGACCCTGAAATGGAAGACAACCGCGAAGAGCTTTCTGCTTTTGACACTGAAGAGGCAACCCACGAACGTGTGGAGCCAGAGGCAGCGGCAGAGCAGCCAGCTGAAAGCGCCCTCCCGGAAAAGTATAAGGGCAAATCTGCCAAAGAGCTGGCGGAGATGCACTCCAATCTTGAAAAGCTTATGGGCAAGCAATCACAGGAAGTGGGCGAGCTACGTAAAGCTTTTGACGATATGGTCAAAACATCTCTAGCAACTCAGAAGCAGGCATCTGCACCCGAACCAGAAGTCGATGAAGAGGAAGACTTCTTTGTAAACCCGAAGGCCGCGATTGAGCGAGCTATTGCTAACCACCCAACCTTGAAGTCTGCTGAAGCTGTGGCAGTCGAGATGCGTAAACGTGAGGCTACTGCAGCTTTACAATCAGCGCACCCCGACATGCGTGAGGTTCTAGGGGACACTAAGTTCCAAGAGTGGGTGGGTGCAAGTAACGTCCGTAAGCAGCTCTATGCTGATGCCGACCAGAACTACAACTACGAATCTGCTAAAGAACTTCTTGACCTCTGGAAAGAGCGCCAAGTCGTAGTAAAGCAGACCGCAGTAGTAGAGAAGGCCGCGCAGAAGAACGAGGTGCGTAAGGCCGCTACAGGCTCAACACGATCTAATCCCGAAGGGCATTCAACTAGGAAGATCTACCGACGACGCGACATCATTGAACTCATGAACAAAGACCCAAAGCGTTACGAAGCCCTGCAGCCTGAAATCATGAAGGCATATCAAGAGGGTCGAGTGCGCTAACTTTAGCCACAAGGAGATAACCCATGGCACTTGGTACTAATCACGTAACAGGCTCCGGCGTTGTAGACGGAACCGCCCAAACATTCATCCCAGAGATCTGGTCAGACGAGATCATTGCTACTTACGAGAAGTCTCTCGTGGTCAAGCCCCTCGTCCGTGCAATGAGCATGACTGGCAAGAAGGGTGACACCATTCACATCCCCAAGCCCGACCGTGGCAATGCGTCTGCAAAAGGCGTTGAAGCTCAGGTTACCCTGATCGCTGGCACCACAGGCGAACTGGTCATCACCATTGATCAGCATTACGAGTACAGCCGAATGATTGAAGACATTACCGACGTGCAAGCGTTGTCTTCTCTCCGTCAGTTCTACACTCAAGATGCTGGCTATGCGATGGCTAAGCTGGTTGACTCGGCTCTGATTGCAGAAGCTAACACTGGCTTTACTGCTAAGAAGTCGTTCGTTGCTGGCGGCATTGCTGACGAATCTGGCGCTACCACCACGGCGTTCAACGATCTTGGTTGCCGTAGTGCTATCCAGCTCTTGGCCGACAACGCCGTGCGCGGCCACAACCGCGTGTTCGTTATTCCGGCTGCAGCCAA